CAGGATAAGTTGCATAATTTAGATTGTCCATCGGTTTAATTGCAAAACAATTAGCTACAGGCAAATATCTTAATGTAATAACTGTGTCTTTAGATACAGGATCTACTAAATCAAATTCAGCACACTCTGTAGCTTGGTAATCAGCAGTTAAATCCTTAAAATAATCCAATATATATACAGTCGATAACATAGAGGGAGCTTGTTCAGTTTGTGCAACAACAGTAGTCTGTATCTCATCAGTTATAACAAAATAACGCCAGTTTACAGGCAATGTAGCAGTGTTTTGATTCACTACTATTGCCCCTAAAGCTGGACTGTGTGGATAATACATAGTAGTTGGAACAGAAGCATTTCTAATACCTATAGGAGAAACCAATTTTATATCATTTGTTGCCGGATTAGCGGTATAACACCATACATATGCTACACCTTTATCAGTAATAAAATGTGTTTGCTGTACTAATTGTACTACATAAGAATCTTTCTTATATATTTCTAAAGCTACTGTTATATTTCTCTTAACATAAATTTGAATACCAGCATTTGTTATAAAGTTAGCCGTTTCCGCATCTGCTAACCAAGTATCTGCATTATTAGGAACATTTGTAAAGGCAGTATCCTTAGCAATTTGAGCTTCCAAAATTGGTCCAAACTGACTAACAACATTTACTGCTCTTATAACATCGGAACCAAAAACATGCGTCTCTATGCTAGATGTTACTAATCTCTTATACTCATCCTCAGGAAACTGACCACCTATTAAACAAGGTAAACTAGCTCTTAATGAAAAGTAATTAGCTAAACCTGATACATTATTTACAACAGAATAGTTTGGAATATACTGTGTTCCATCAGAAAAGCCTCTAAAATATTCTACTACCATATTTGGAAAAACCTGTCTTAATGTTAACCCATCAAGGGTCTTTGAACCGGGTGTAACAGAATTTGGAATTGGCAGGGGATTAGAAAAACAAAATGGTGTAACTAATTTTCCTAAAGCTAAATCAGCCTGGCTAGCAAGACGTGAACCTATTCTAATTCTCACTAATGCTCCTTCTTTAAGAGCGTTTTGGATGGTTACATGACATACACCAGTTAAAAATGGAACTTTTGAAGCTTGATCACCCTTACGAAAGGTGTCAGTATCACGATAATATTGATATTGTCTTGCATCTTTTAAAACAAACTCCTGAACAGAAGATTGTTGCATACTAAAAACTTTATACGCATATTTTTGATATTGTGCTGCTGAAATAATTGTACCTGGAATCTGTTCTGGAGACCAACCAACACAAATAGCACCAGTAAACATTGGATTACCTATTACTTCCACTCTAATTATAATATCACCATTAAAACGACTATGGTAACGCATATATGACTGAATATAATCATTCATATATTCACCATTTGGATCATATGGAATTTCAAACAATTTTGTACCTATTGGAATACTATCTGAAACGGTAATTTCTACATCTTTATCTATAAATTGGTCATATATAATATTTTTAAGATCAAATGTGACTCCACCCTGAGACATCAAGTTAGCAGGTCCTTGTGGATTAAGAACCACAACCTCATTAGCACCACCTGTTGCATTTAAAACTTGTGATGGTGGGCCTATAGAACCTGCAACTGACGTTGCCTGTGGAGCCATATTTGAACCATCATTACCGCCTTGTGGGACACCAGAAGCGCCTGCCATGTTTGGTTTAACTTGAGTACCTACTTGTGAATTTGAATGATTCATTGTTTGTATACCAACTTCTACTGTTTTAACAAGAAAATTTTGAAATAGTTTGTTAGAAGTAATAAATTCCTTTAATTGTACTCGTGCAAATGTTTCAGTAGGTGCCTCAAATAAATGAACTACTTTATCATCTACCATTACTGTAACAGAAACTCCATCACCAAATGAAGATTCATCGATTGTATATGCGAGTGTATGTTTGTGCTTGCGAGTTCTCTTTGCGATGGCATTTGCTGAAGCGCTGTTTTCAAAGTACGATAATACAAACTGTTTATATATCTGTTGTTTGGCAGCTGCTTTAGTTGGTCCTGCACCAGTAAACGTAGCTCTTGTAGTTCTTCCAGTGAGAATCCATTCACCATTGGGTTGTCTATCTCCTGTAATATCTGGGATTGGATATTGCTCGGGATCTTTTTGATGGTGGACATTATACAATGAAATCCAGTTTTCTGACTCATTTGAAATTGTTATATTGGAATCAGCCATTTCAATATTCATATTTCTTTGCAATAACTCGGCTCCTCTTTCCGTTAATAGAGGACAATTAGCGTGACCACGAACATAACGAGCAAAATGTTCTCGTTGTGCTCTATACTCACATAAATAAACTGAATTATGTAAACCCCGTGTTTTAAGTAAATGTATAGCATCAAGTAAAATTTTACGATAATAATTATAATCCCAAAAAGTGGCTTCAAAAACTGCTAATTGTACATTATCGATTAAATGTTCATTTTGTGGTAATGAATAATGGAGCATTTTCTCTATTGAACTTTTCTTCAAAGCAGGGAATATCACACCAAATTCACGGTCCTTTAACATGAATCTAGAACAAAATTGTGGAGCAATACTATCTACATTTTTATCAATTGTTAATGTTAAACCAAAATCTCTATAACCTTGGATCATTAGATCCTCAGTCAATGGAAACTTATTTTTATTAAACCACAATTGCTCATCATCACCGGTTATTAGTGTTTTTGTATTTTCTCTAATATCGGAAAAAGGTGTTATAGTATTTGGTAGCTGTCTCCACATACGACATAAAATATATAAATCAATTAAAAATCTAGCTTCAGTATTCAATAAACAAGTTAGATAACAACCTGAAGGGTTGCCTCCAATAACTTCAAACACAACACCTTGAAATATATGTGTTATTTTAACAAGTGATTCTGCAATTGCCATATATGTTATATCCTGTCTATTACCAGTATAAAGAA